GATCGTTGTCGGCACAGAAGGCGACATTGGCGTGTGGCAGGGCACTGACCCAACCAGCGTCGATACCTTCAGCCTGAAGGGTGTCTGGTACGTCGGCCCAGTTCCCCGTCATGGAACGTTCTTTACGCCCTTTGGCGGTGACGTGATGATCGTCTCCGAGCTGGGCCTGGTCCCCATGTCCAAGCTGGTCAATGGCCAGTACACAGAAGATCAGCAGATCGGCCCCGCGTCCAAGATCCAGTCGGTCTTTGCGCCTTTGGTTCGCAAGCTGCTGAACGAAAAGTATTTCGACGTGTTTGTCGTGCCGTCTTCCGACGTGATGGTGATCAAGCTGCCGGCTGACGGTGGAACGTATCGCCAGTTTGCAATGAACGTGATCACAGGCGCCTGGTGTCAGTTTGTCGGCATCCCCATGCGATGCGCCGGCATCATCGGTGGCCGTCTGCTGTTTGGAACGGTTGACGGCTACGTTTGCGAAGGTCTGACAGGCGACAAAGATGGCGCGGACGTTAACGGCGACGGCGGCAACTATGTCGAGGGAGACGTGCAGACGTCTTTTCAGGCATTCAACACGCCTGCGCAGCTCAAGAAGTTTGGCATGGTGCGCCCGACGTTTATCTCGACGGCTGCGCCAGCGATCAAGCTGCAAATGAACACGCAGTTTCAGATCACCCCTGTGGGTGGCTCTCCATACTTTACGCAGGGCGATGGCGCTGTGTGGGATGAGGGAATCTGGAACACATCGACCTGGGTGGGAACAAACACCTATCAGGGTTGGGCCGGCACGACTGGCCTTGGGTATTACGGCTCGCTGCGCATGAAGGTGCGTGGCCTGCCACAAACTGTCTTCACTTCATGCAACGTGATGACTGAACTTGGTGGAGTGATGTGATGGCAGTAAAGCAAGACAACTACGGGCTACCAGATGAAACGCTACAGCTGATTGCATCAGCGCCAGAGTTGAGCTTCTTGTTGCCGCAACAGGGTTCAGCAGCTCAATTTGCCACGCCTGACGTGCGTCGCTCCGATTTGATTTCCGCGCTGCGCAGCATTCCTGGCCCAGGAAATCCTGGCTTCACTCGATACGCCAACGGCGCCAACGGCGCTGCTCTTAATTTCAAACCCCGCACTTATCGCGGCGCAAACAACCCAGGCGTGTTGAGCATGCAAGGGTATGTGGCGCCAGAAGTCATTTTGCCTGGCGGCGAGACAGACATGCCTTATGTCAGGCCTGATGATTTTGTGTTTGATGACCTAGTGTTTGACGACATCGTTGAGGACGACATTGTTGAAGACGACATTGTTGAAGACGACGTCGTGGAGGACGACATTGTCGAAGATGACGTCGTCGAGGACGACATCGTTGAGGATGATGTTGTAGAAGATGACGTTGTGGATGACGACATCATTGATGAAGACGTAATTGTTGACGATGTAATCGTTGACGACGACGTGGTCGCTGAAGACGTAGTGGTTGTGGACACCGTAGATGGCGGCACAGGAAACGACACCATCGATGGTGGAACAGGCAACGACACCGTTGTTGGCGAAACTGGCGGAGATGGAACAAGCGGGGCTGGTGACAGCGGAGCGGGTGGCGACGGTCTAGGCGGTGATGGTTTGGGTGGTGACGGTTTAGGCGGCGACGGATTGGGCGGCTTAGATGGCTTAGGCGGCACTGACACCACGGGCACAGACGAGACAACTGAAGACACTGGCACTACAGGTGGAGCAGGTGACTTGCGTGACGCTATTGAGGCTGCTATGGGTGGCTCTGCATCGATTGACAACTCTGCAGCCCTCCTCGCCGACAGCGCCGCGTCAAACATGACAGGGTCGGCATTTACCGCTGATCAACTGTCAGACTTGACAAAACCAAAAGTTCCAAACGTCACCCTTGAGGTAGTCAATGGCGACATCTCTTTGGATGACAAGGGCAGCCTATCGCAAACCTTTGACTACCCAGAGCTTTTAGATGACGCCGAGCTGCAGGCTTACAACGAATGGTTGAACCAACAGCAATCCCTTGGAACTGGCACGACTGGCGGCGGAAAGTCTGTGTTTGATGAAACTTGGGGAAGTTTGGAGTTCTAACGCATGCGACTCACTACTGACAAACCAGGCGAGTATCCGGTCATCTGGGAATGGATGAACCGCAGGACTCACCTGCCTTGGAGTAGTGACCTGCGAGCGATAGCAGCGATGCGCGATGACGGCACAATTGGGGCTGCTGTCGCATACAACGCGTGGACAGAGAAGGGGTGCTGGATGCACGTTGCATTTGACACCTCGCACAGTTTGACCCGTGAGCTTTGGCGTGCGGCTTTCGAATACCCGCTGATTACATGCGGCAAGGAAGCGGTCTACGGCCTTACACCAAAGCACTTGGATGATGCGTTAAGGATGAACCGCAAGCTGGGGTTTCGGCAGATAGCTGAGACCGTTGATTGTGTGATGTTTGAAATGAGGCACGACGAGTGCCGCTGGATCAAGGAGAAGGAACATGGGCGGAAAAGCGTCAGCACCAGCAGCACCTGATTATTTAGGCGCGGCCAATACGCAAGCGGCAGCTTCAAAAGAGCTGACCAACATTCAGAACTTTGCCAATCGGCCTGTTATCAACACGCCGTTTGGTTCGCAGTCCTGGGGCACTCAATCTGTCACTGATCCGGCTAGTGGCCAAGCAGTCACGCAATGGACTCAGAACAACACGCTTGCTCCTGGTCTTCAAGATGCACTGAACGATCAGATCTCAATCCAAGGTGGTCGAAGTGATTTGGCCAACAGTTTCATGGGCCGCGTGGCCAATGAATACTCGCAGCCGTTCGACTATCAGAACCTGCCTCAGATGACGTCCGCAAACGCGCCTGCAACATTGCAGACCGGCGTGAAGGACTACTCCGGCGGCTTGACCACTGGCTTTAATTTTGGCGGTCCTCAGACATCCTTGAACACTGCGGACAACCCAGCGCTGCCTCAGTTTGATTCAAGCTACCGCGACACGGTGGCCAATCAGCTCATGCAGAAGATGCAGCCGGTCCATGACTACCAGCAGCGCCAGCTCGAGACAAAGCTCTCAAACATGGGTTTTCGCCCAGGCACAGAAGGCTATGACCGCGAGCTGAACAACATGGCTCAACGTCAATCTGCCGAGCGCTACAACGCGCTGGACACTGCCGGAAGCGAAGCACAGCGCCTGTACAACATGCAGATGGGCACAGCGCAGCAGGCCTTTAATCAAGACTTGCAAGGCGGCCAGTTTGGCAACGCAGCGCAGCAGCAGAACTTCAACCAAAACTTGGGCGCGGCTCAGTTCCAGAACCAGGCGCTTGGCCAAGGTTCTGCGTTGGATCTGGCAAACATGAATGCGCAGAACAACGCGATCTCTCAGCAGTACGGCTTGAACCAGCAATACGCCAACGCGCAGAACCAACTGCGCCAGCAAGCGATTGCAGAGCAAGCACAGCGCCGCGGTATGTCTCTGAACGAGATGAACGCGTTGTTGTCTGGCCAGCAGGTGTCGATGCCTCAGATGCCATCGTTTGTGGCTGCACAGCAGTCCCAGACGCCCAACATCTTGGGCGCAACGCAGTCCGCATACGACGCGCAGCTGGGCGCGGCCAACGCTCAAAACGCTGCATTCGGCAACCTGTTGGGCGCCGGCGCACAGCTTGGATCTGCCGCGTTCATGTTCTCCGATCGTCGCTTGAAGTCAAACATCAAGCGCGTTGGCACTCACGCAATTGGCGTGGGAATTTATGACTACACAATGATGGGAATGCCGCAACGCGGTGTGATTGCCCAAGAAGTTGAAGCGGTGCGACCTGACCTCGTCAAGCGTCACGCCAGTGGCTATTTGATGGTGAATTACGGAGGTTTGTGATGAATGACGATTTGATGTTTGAGTACCTGGTCCAGATGGGCCAAATGCGTCCTGAAGAAGCTGAGCTAAAGAAAAAGCAGGCAATGGTTGACGCGCTCCGCAAGAACTCCATGAGCCCAATGCAAGGCGAGATGGTCGGCAAGCACTACGTTGCGCCAGGCATTGGCCAAGCCATTTCGCAGCTGGGTCAGGGCTACCTTGCGTCAAAGGCTCAAGGCGGCGTGGACCAGAGTATGCGCGGCATGAATGATCGCCAACGCATGGCTCTTGAACAGCTGCGCAAGCGTCGCATGACGCCCGCTGCGCCCATGAATAACGGCATGAACATCGAAGATTATGGCTTCGACATGCCAGGTTCTGGGTATTGATCATGGTCGATTACACCCTGTTCAACAACGAGGAGGAGCAACCGCAAGTTGGCCTCTTAAAAAAGTCGAGGGCGATGATTCAATCGCCAGGCGGCGTTTTGTCAAACACAGTGCAGCCTGGTCAAGGCGGCATGCTTCCCAACGCGATTGACGCGTATCGATCAAAGGCTTCAGATTTGTATCAACAGGGCAGCGATCTTTACAACCAAGAGCCTGACTTTTCGCAGTTTCAAAAGTTTGCCAAGCAGCGTGCCCAGCAGGGCGACGCGGCTATGCTCAACGCTTTGGCAGCTCAGTTTGCAGGGGAGAGCTTTGCCCCCGTGCAAGAGCAGTATTTAAAGAAGGCTGCCACGTCACGCGACCCAATGAAGATGGGCAGCGGCGTCATTACCGCTGAAGGCGAGTATCTGAAAGACCCAGAAATCGCTCAGAACAAAAAAGCTGAGTTCTTGCTACAGCAGGCCAAAGCCTACGAGACGATGGCCGCGACTGCTGAGACTGCTCGAGAGCGCATTGCAAGCGAACGCAAGGCGCGTGAGTTTGAGCAAATGTACAAGATGGAAATGTTGGGCTTGCGCCGCGACATGGCAGCCAACAACTCCGGCGGTACGTTTACGCAATCGGGCTTTACTCCAGACGGCAAGACGCTAGTCACCAACAAGACCGGCATGAACTTTGTGCTGGATGTTGGCCCTCAAGGTCAGCCTGTCTACACGCCTTACGGCGGCGCAGCGATTCCCAAAGCCACGTTTGAGAAAAACGTGGGCGCTGCTCAGACATTCCAAACCAAAGCCGATTCAGCTGACGCGCTAGTCAAAAAGATCGAGTCAAACCCCGCCGCGTTTGGCATCACAGCGGCTGCGGTTTCGCGGCTGCCTTCTGCCATTCAAGGCCGCGTCGGCGCCCAGCTGCTTAGTGAAGACACGCTCAAGCTGCGTGCTGACGTACTGCGCCAAGCCGCAATGGAGATCAGCGACATCTACGGTGCTGCCCAGTCGGTAGGCGAGGCGGCACGCGCTGCGACGTTTATTCCAGCTTCAGAAGATCCTCCACAGATCGTTATGGAAAAGCTCAAAGCAGCTCGCGATTACGCACGCAGTAACGCTCAGGCGTTTGGCGGCGCAATTAACGATGCAGCGCGCAATCGCTCTGGCGGCTCACAGCCCCCAGGCGGCAGCGGCGGTTTGTCTGCGAATGAGCAGGCCGAGCTGGCGAGTTTGCGTGCAAAGCATAGAAAGACGACACCATGAGCGACCGTCAAGAACTTGAAGAATTACGTCGCCTTGAGGAGCTTGAGCGCAGGCTCGCGTCTCAAGATCTTGGCGAAGTGCGAAAGCAAAAAGAACGCAGCCAGGCCAACGTTTACGCTGGCCAGGACGTTGGCCAGATGGGCACATTCATGCGCGGTGTTGGCGGCGCAAAGCACGCTTTTGACAGCGCTGCGATGGGCCTGAAGGGCTTGTTTACGGATCTGACGCCCGAGGACAAGGCTTTGCTTGAGCAAGGCAAAGCGTTTGTAAAGCAGGGCGACACAGCCGCAACAGTGGGCAACATCGCGGGCGAGATCGGCATGTTTGCCGCACCCTCAACTCGAGCTGTTCAAGGCGTGCAAGCCGCAAGCATGGCCGCCAAGGCTGTGCCCTATCTTGGAAAAGCACTTGCAGCCACGCGTACAGGCACAGGAGCAGCTGCGGCTGGTTCTGGCTTGGCGTCAGCCGCCCTTGCGCCAGAAGACCGCACAGGCGCCTTTTATGGCGGTGCAGCTGGTGGCGCTGTGGGTGACGTTGCTGGTCGCTTCCTGACTAAGACATTGGGCGGTGTCGTCTCCGACAAGGTATCGCCCGCCGCACGCGAGCTCATGGATCAAGGCGCCAACGTGCCAATGTGGAAGGCCACAGACGATGCAACACGCACAGGCCGCGTTCTGCGCAACGTTGCCGAGCGTGCCAAAGCATTACCGGTCGCCGGCGACATTATCAAAGGCCAGGAGCGTGCGGGCGTTGAGTCCTGGAACAAAGTCTTGCTGCGTGAGGCAACACCACCTCAGCCCGTGCTTGACGATGCTGGCAGCGTTTTGCGCTGGGAAAGGCCTCCTGTCAAAGACGTTGGCTCCAAAGGTTTGCAAGAACTGTCAGAGCGCTTTGACGAGGCTTACGGCGCGTTATACGGCAGCCGAGGCGTGCCGGTTGACGATCAATTTAACAAGCAAGTCGTTGAGCTCCTGCGCAACACCAAGGCTTACTTGCCTGGCGCGTCTGACGACGTTGCCGGCGCAGTACGCAAGGCGACAGACACTTTGGCTGGGTTGACCAGCCCCACTACCACACGCGCAGGTGGGGAAAACGTTGGCAAGGGTGTGGTCAGCTCTCGGATCAAGACGCCGATCGTCACGACGGTTGAGCCTGGCCGAGAAGTCACAACGCACGGCAACGTGAAGAAAGCTCTTGACGGTGTAAATGATTCAATCACAGCGGCGTGGAAATCTGGCGACGCGGAGAAGGCCGAGGCCCTGACAGCGTTGCGTTCAACGATTGAGTCGTTGCGCTCAAGAGGCTTGCCTCCCGAGGTGGCGTCTGAAGCAGCGGAGATTAACAAGGCTTACGCCAAGTTCAAGACCGTCAGCCGTGCATCCTCAATGCTGGGCGCTCAGAAAGAGGGTGGTGTGGTGACGCCTGCCCAGCAGCTGAACGCCATCCGCGCCCGCGACAAGACGCCAGACAAGTCGGCGTTCTCACGCGGTGAAGCACCAGGCCAGCAACAAGCACTAACCGCTCAACAGGTTTATGGCAACACGTTGCCCGACGTTGGGCCAGGCACTGCCGAAAAAATGATGCTTGTCGGTGGCTTTGGTTTGCCTATGGTCGGCATGGACGCAGGCGCGTCTTTGTTGCTTGGCACGCAAGCAGGCCAAAACATGCTGATGGGGAAATATCCCGTCCAAGGCGCTGTACGAAAATATGGTCAAGAGTATTTAATCCCCGCGCTGCGCAATTACGGCGCCGCGCTTGGCAACTAGGAGTAAGACATGCCACGCAACGCATCCGGTATTTACACGCTACCAGGCGGCAACCCCGTCACGCCTGGTGACGTCATCGAGGCCGATTGGGCCAACACGACCCTGGAGGACGTTGCTGACGCGCTGACGAACTCTCTATCTCGCACAGGCGCTGGCGGCATGCTGGCGCCTTTCCGCATCGCTGACGGCTCTGTCAGCGGCCCCGGCCTGTCTTACTTGAACGAGACCAACACAGGTTTGTATCGATCAGGCTCAGGCTCTGTCTGGATGTCGATATTGGGCGTTAACGTCGCCCAGTTCTCGACTGTCGGTCTTACTGTTGCAGCCGGCAAGGCTTTGACTGTTTTGGGCAACGCCAGCGCAAGCGGCACTCTGAGCGTGACTGGCGCGACCACTTTGGCCTCAACTTTGGCCGTGACTGGTGCGATTACAGCAACAGGTGGAGTTGTTGGCAACGTCACCGGCAACGTGACGGCTGGCTCTGGCACATCGACGTTCAACGACGTCGTGATCACTGGCGCTCTGGACATGACTGCCGGCAGCTCTGCAACCATCACCGGCCTGAGCACTCCGACAAACCCCACCGACGCGGCCAACAAGGCCTACGTTGACTCGCAAGACGCGCTTCGCCTGGCATTGACTGGCGGCACTATGTCTGGCGCCATTGCAATGGGCAACAACAAGATCACTGGCTTGGCCACTCCAACGGCAGACGCCGATGGCGCGACCAAGGCCTACGTTGACAGCGTTGCCCAAGGCCTCGATGTCAAGGCATCTTGCCGCGCTGCGACGACTGCAAACATTACTTTGAGCGGCGCCCAGACGATCGACGGCGTGGCCGTGATCGCTGGCGATCGCGTACTGGTGAAGAACCAGTCCAGCGCAGCTGAGAACGGCATTTATGTGGCCGCTGCTGGCGCCTGGTCACGTTCCCCTGACGCGGACACATGGGCCGAGCTGGTGGGTGCTTTCACGTTTGTCGAAGACGGCACTGTCAACGACAACACCGGCTGGGTCTGCACATCTGCACCTGGCGGCACATTAGGCGTCACAGCCGTCGTCTTCGAGCAGTTCTCTGGCGCAGGCCAAATTACAGCTGGCGCTGGTCTGACAAAAAGCGGCAACACGCTCAACGTTGGCACGGCCTCAAGCTCTCGCATTGTCGTCGGCACAGATGACATCGACCTGGCCACCACTGGCGTCACTGCATCGACATACAAGTCTGTGACTGTTGACGCGTATGGCCGCGTGACTGCTGGCACAAACCCCACAACGTTGGCCGGCTACGGTATCAGCGACGCATACACCACTAGCCAGGTGGACTCTGCGCTTGCACTCAAGCTCAACCTGACTGGCGGCACGATGTCGGGCGCGATCGCGATGGGCACAAACAAGATCACCGGCCTCGGTGATCCGACACTTGCCCAAGACGCTGCGACCAAGAACTACATCGACACAATCTTTGGTTCGACCACAACGGCTGCCGCGTCTGCAGCTGCTGCAGCGGCTTCTGCCTCGGCTGCATCGACATCGGCCTCAAACGCCTCGAGCAGCGCATCGTCTGCATCTGCATCGGCTGCCTCAGCTGCCGCCTCTTTCGACTCGTTTGACGATCGCTACTTAGGCGCCAAGGCATCTGACCCCACGGTGGACAACGACGGCAACCCTTTGCTGACTGGTGCGCTGTATTGGAACACCACCAGCAACCAGATGCGCGTCTATGACGGTGCTGCCTGGATCGCGGCTTATTTGCCCGCGTCTGGTTATGCACAGCTGGCCGCGACCAACACATTCACGGCCAACCAGATCATCAGCGCCAACACCTCGAGCGCAGCTCTGAGCATCACTCAGGCAGGCTCTGGCAACGCGTTGTACATCGAGGACGTGGCAGCTGACGCGACGCCGTTTGTGGTGTCTTCTACTGGTGCTGTCGGTATCGGAACAACGACACCCGACAACGTGACGTCCGCCGGCATCGCGTTGGTCTCGAATGACGGTTACTACCCCCAGGTCGTCAACCGCAACAAGACCAACGACCCCAACGCGTCTTACATGGTGTTCGACAAGGACCGCGCTGGCGCGATCGTTCAAAGCGGCGACAACTTAGGCAACATCATCTGGCGCTCGTTTGACGGCACAAGCTACTTGCAGTCGGCGGCCATCATTGGCTACTCAGACGGCACGCCTGGCACAAACGACGTGCCTGGTGCTCTGGTGTTCTTCACGACCGCTGACGGCGCTTCTGCGCCGACTGAGCGCTTCCGCATTACCAACGCCGGCACGATCACATTGGCCAACGACTACAAAGAAAACGTCGTCACAGCCAACACCTCGACCGCGTACACGATCGCGATCAGCGGCGGAACCGTTCAGGTCCTGACGCTGACCGGCAACTGCACGTTCACGTTCCCAACTGCGACGGCAGGCAAGTCATTCACGCTGCTGCTTAAGCAAGACGGCACTGGCTCGCGCACGGTGACATGGCCTGCGGCGGTGAAGTGGCCAGGCGGCACAGCTCCGACGATCACTTCGACTGCGTCAAAGCTGGACAAGTATGTCTTCACCAGCGACGGCACAAACTGGTACGGCAGCAACGCTGGCCAGAACTACACAGTCTGAGGTGATTGATGTTTAGCTCAAACACTTCACAGGTATCAGGCGCGGCCAACTACATTGAGGATGTGTTCAGCACATACCTCTACACAGGTACTGGCTCAAATATCACCATTAACAATGGTATTGATTTAGCTGGCAAGGGTGGACTGACTTGGTTCAAGTCTCGCTCTGGTGGTTACAACAACGCTTTGCTGGATACTGCACGCGGAACGAATAAAGCAATATTCTCAAACGCGCAAAGCGGAAACTCCACTTTTAGTTATTTAACTTCATTCAATTCAAATGGAGTTACTTTTCCCGGATCATTTTCTGTCAACAATAACAGCGGGCAGACCTATTCTTTATGGACATTTCGCAAGCAACCAAAGTTTTTTGACATTGTGACCTATACAGGCAATGGTGCGCTTAATCGTCAAATTGCTCATTCTCTTGGATCAACTCCGGGTTGCATGATTATTAAAAGAACAGATACGACCAGCAACTGGACTGTTTATCACCGGAGCCTTGCATCGGCTGCGGATGTTTTGCAATTAGAAGGCGTGTCCGGTGCTTTCACTTCCGCAAACAGATTTGACAGCACCGCTCCTACTAGCACCGTGTTCACACTTGGTGATTCTTCAGCAACCAATCTAAATGGTGGGACATATATCGCCTACCTATTTGCCCATAACGCAGGGGGCTTTGGTCTTACCGGTGCAGACAATGTAATTTCGTGTGGGTCTTACACGGGATTAAGCACCGGGCAGACAATCACTCTTGGGTATGAGCCTCAATGGGTGTTAGTTAAAAAGTCAAACGCTTCAAGCAATTGGTACTTGATGGACACAATGCGCGGAATGACCGCCTACAACACAACTGGCAAGAAAGAGCTATATCCAAATTTAGATCTTGCAGAAGCTGCATCGGCCGACACCGCCGTTAGCCCAACTGCAACAGGTTTTGTTGTTGGTGGCGGTGGTATGAGCGATAACGGCGACACTTACGTCTACATCGCCATTCGTAGAGGCCCAATGAAAGTGCCTACGAGTGGAACAAGTGTGTTTACGCCACTCTCTAGAGCGGGCACAAGTTCACTGACAACAATTTCTTCTGGAGGTGTTGGGCCTGTTGACACCATCATGGCTCAAAGCCGAGATGTTGCTAATGGTATGAGGGCGTGGGACAGGCTGCGTGGAGTAACTAACTGGCTTGGCACATACACCACACAAGCGGAAACTGCCGCGTCTGGTTCTGTTATTGGTTTTGATTCAATGACCGGC